GGTGATTTCAAGGCTCGACATTTTTTTAGGCACAGCATATAAAGATTGTCATTAACTTTTCTAAAAAATGGCAAGACTGAAACAAGAAAGCACTTACGACAAAGTTCGTCACAAATACAAAAAAACTTCGCAAGGTGGCAAAAATAGAATGACTAGCACCATGAACAAACACAAAAGACGAAGATTAAAAAAGAAAATTGCAAAAAAGTAAGTAAATGGCTACTCATAAAGAAATTGCTGAACATTTATACTTAACTACGCAGCACGTTTCTAATTTAGTGTCACAAGGTATTTTGCCTAGAGGTACATCTGGCAAAGGTTCAACATCACTTGACGAATCTCGTAAAGCTTACATAGACTTTTTGCGACAAAGATCAAGATTGCATTTAAAAGATATACCGAATGACATAAACGAAGAAAAATTAAGACTGACAAAAAATCAAGCCGATCAAAAAGAGATAGAAGTTGCTATTTTGTCAGGTAAGTTAATACATTCAGACGATGTCATTAGCACTTGGCAAGATTTAATTGCTAATTGCCGATCTAAGTTGCTGAACATACCAGCAAAAATTACACATCAAGTCTTGGGTTTGAAAAGTTATGCAGAAATTGAAGATTTAATAATGAGAGAGGTACACGAAAGCTTAAATGAAATCGCAAAATCAGGACTCCCAGACAACACAACAGAAAATCTGGACACAATCAATACAGACCTTTAAAGCACCAGAGCGTTTATTGGTTTCTGCTTGGTCAGATAAATACCGAGTATTAACATCTGAATCTTCTGCTGAAGCTGGTCAGTGGAAAACCAGTCGTGCTGAATATCAACGTGGCATCATGGACTCGTTAAATGATCGCAATATAGAAAATATTGTCATCATGTCTAGCAGTCAGGTTGGCAAAACAGAAATAATTTTAAATATTTTGGGTTATCACATAGCCCATGACCCAGCACCAATGTTAGTTGTAATGCCAACATTAGAAATGGCTAGAGGATTTTCAACGCAACGCTTGTCAAAAATGATTGCTAGTTCTGAAGCTCTAAAAAACAAAGTCAAAGACAGTAAAAGTCGTGACAGTGGCAATACAATTTTGCAAAAGTCTTTTGCTGGTGGCTTTGTTGTTATTTCTGGTTCAAATAGTCCAGCATCACTTAGTTCAAGACCTTGTCGGATTGTCTTATGCGATGAAGTTGATCGTTACCAACCTACTGCCGAAGGTGACCCAGTAGATTTAGCAAGAAAAAGAACTTCTACCTTTTGGAATCGTAAAGTTATTTTGACTTCTACGCCAACAGTCAATGGTGCAAGTCGAATACAAGATGCTTGGGAAGTGTCAGATAAAAGAAAATTTTATGTGCCTTGTCCTGATTGTGGTCACAAACAACATTTGGAATGGTCAGGTTTGCAATGGTCAGAAGATTTAAAAGACATACATTACGTTTGCAATGAATGTGGAGTCTTAATAGAAGAACATCATAAACCTTACATGATACAAAAAGGCGAATGGCAAAGTGAAGATAAAAGTCCTAACAATACTGCTGGTTTTCATTTAAACGAATTGTATTCACCTTGGCGTAATTGGAAAGAAGTCATTGAATCTTTTTTAGAAGCAAAAAAGAATCCAGACCAACTTAGAGTTTTTGTAAATACTTCGTTGGGTGAATGTTTTGACCAAGATGGGGGTGAAGCCATTGAAAGTGACTCTTTACTCAATCGCAGAGAAAATTACGATGCCAATTCAATACCCAAAGAAGTTTTATTATTGACTGCTGGTTGTGATGTACAGTCAGATCGTGTTGAAATTTCTGTTATTGGTTGGTCAGCAGACAAACACAGCTACGTTATTGAGCATCAAATATTTTGGGGTGACCCAAATCAAGCAATAGTTTGGGAAGATTTAGATAAATATTTACTTACTAATTTTGTTACAGAAGATAATCGACAACTCAGAATAGCTATAACTTGCGTTGATTCTGGTTATTCTACTCAAAATGTTTATGCTTTTTGTAAACAAAGACAAGGTCGGAGAGTCTTTGCAGTCAAAGGACAATCGCAAAGTGGTAAACCCATTAGCAATCGCCCTACCCAAGCTGGTAAACAGCGAGTTATGTTGTACCCCATTGGTACTGACACTGCTAAAGATACGTTATTTAGTTGGCTTAATGCTGAACTAGAACAAACTGGCTACATACATTTCCCAGCTACAGCAGATCAAGAATATTTTGACCAACTAACAGGTGAAAAAAGAATTGTGAAATATTACAAAGGACAAAAGAAGTTAGTTTGGCAACAGACTAGAGAAAGGCAAGAAGCATTAGATTGTTTTGTCTATGCAATGGCAGCTTTTTATATTTTATCGCCAAATTTAGAAACAATTAATAAACGCAAAGACAATAAAGACATAACAAATGAAAAAAATAAAAAAATGATAAAAAAAAGACGTAACAAACCAAATTGGGTTAATTCTTGGCGTTAAAAACTAATTATTGATTTAATCAGGTTTCTCAATATCTTTGAAAAGCAAGATTAATTAATTTTATTAGTATGTCGAATCTTTTTGATACATCAAATTATCCAGATAGTGAACCTAACGAGTTATATTTAGGCGATCAATGGAATTGGCGTAGAGAAGATTTAGCAACCGATTACCCTACAAGTAGTTATGCTTTAAGTTATTCGGCTCGATTGTTAGACAGTGCTGGTACAACTGAAATAGATATAACTGCTTCGGAAAGCGACAATACTTACATTGTGTCAGTTAGTCAAAGCACGACAATAAATTATACTGCTGGTGATTATAGTTGGAGAGCTTTTATAACTAGATCAAGTGACAGTCAAAGACTAACAGTTGATGAAGGGTTTTTTAAAGTCCAAAAAGATTATGCAACCGATGATGGCGATTATCGTTCTCATGCTCGAATTGTTTTACAAGCATTAGACGATACGATACAAAATCGTGCTTCTATCGATCAAATGTCAATGAGTATTGCAGGTCGTTCCTTATCAAGAATGTCACCACAAGAATTAAGAGATTGGCGTTCACATTACAAATCATTAGTTTTAGCTGAAGAAAAACAAGCAAGATTAAAACGTGGCAAAGCTAGTGGTTCAACAATTAAGGTTAAATTTTAATGGCTTGGTACGATAGATATATAGGTAGAAAACCTAAGAAAAAACCACAAACTTTCAAACGTAGTTACAGTGCTGCTGGTACTGGTCGTTTGTTTGCAGATTTTAATAGCTCATCAAGTTCTGCTGATTCAGAAATATACACAGCACTTAAAACTTTACGAAATAGATCAAGAGAATTATCAAGAAATGATGGTTATGTTGCTAGATATTTGAAAATGCTAGTCAATAATGTCGTTGGTGAGCATGGCATTCGTATTTCAATGAAAGCAAGAAACGATGACAACTCTTTAGATGTTGTGGCAAATAGAATTATTGAAACCGAATTTTATAAATGGGCAAAAATTGGTTCTTGTACTGCTGATGGCAAATTATCTTTTTTAGATGCACAAAAATTGTTTATACAAAATTTGGCACGTGATGGTGAAGTTTTAATTAGACACATAAAAGATACGAGCAATGATTTTGGTTACTCAATGCAGTTTTTAGAGTCCGATCACTTAGACGAACAAAAAAATACTAAAACTCCTAATGGGCAAATAAAAATGGGTGTTGAAATTAATCAATTTGGCAAACCCACAGCGTATCACTTGTTTAAAAATCACCCAGATCAATACCCTACTAGCTATACCAACCCAAACCAAAGACATATCACAGTCAAAGCCGATGAAATGATCCATGCTTTTATTCAAGATCGTGCTGAACAAACTAGGGGTGTACCTTTTACATCGTCAGTAATGACTTCTTTAAAAATGTTGAATGGTTATTTAGAAGCAGAATTAGTCAGTGCCAGAGTTGGTGCATCAAAAATGGGTTTCTTTGTCGGTAGTGGTGATGAAGATTATGTTGGTGAAGAATACGAAAATGAGTACGCACCGATTATGAATGCTGAAGCTGGTACATTTGAACAATTACCAAATGGCACTTCAGTAGAAACTTTTGACCCTAATCACCCTAATTCAGCTTTTTCTGATTTTCAAAAAGCAGTTTTACGAGAAATAGCTTCTGGTTTAAATGTCAGTTATGTTGAATTGGCTAATAATCTTGAAGGCGTAAATTATTCATCTATTAGACAAGGCACAATTGCTGATCGTGACAACTATCGTATCTTGCAAAAATTTATGGTTGAACATTTTGTCGAACCAGTATTCAGAAAATGGTTAGAAATGGCAATTTCAACTGGCAAAATAAATTTACCTTTAACTAAGTTTGACAAATTTGCTGACTCAGTAACTTTTATACCTAGAAGCTATGAATGGGTTGACCCACAAAAAGAAGCCAATGCCAATATATCTTTATTGCAAAATGGTTTGGTTACTTTGCAAGACATACAGAAAAAATATGGTCGTGATGTTGAAGAATTATATGAGGAATTAGATCGTGAAACCAAACTAGCAGAAAATTACGATGTCGAATACGCTACGCAACCTTTCGGCTCAAAACAACCAGTAGAACCTAACGTCAATATTAATCTTACCGAAGAAGATTAGTAAAACTTGCCAAAAACAAAAATCACAATAACTTTATTGATAAAGCAAAGTATTTGTTATGGCTACACCAACTAAAGGTATGAAAACCGAAGCTGCTAAAGGTCTCAAATGGCGAGAAGAATATGGTAGAGGTGGTACAAGAATTGGTGCAATCAGAGCAAGACAGATTGTAGCTGGTGAAAATTTATCTGATTCTACAATCAAAAGAATGTATAGCTATTTTGCTAGACACGAAGTTGATAAAGAAGCAGAAGGTTTTAACGTAGGTGAAGATGGCTACCCTTCTAATGGTCGTATTGCTTGGGCGTTATGGGGTGGTGATGCTGGTTTTAGCTGGTCAAAAAACTTGGTGGAAAAAATGGACGAAGAAAGACATATACAAAATGTAGTAGAAACAGAAGATTCTTACATTATTGAATTTGGTAAAGCAATGCCAGAAACAGCAGAAGAAACAGAAGAATTAGTTGAAGATATTGCTATTGAAAATGCTTACGATGATGAAGATGAAGAAAACAAAAGATTTTTAGAAGCCAAGCAATTTTCTACTAGAGAATTAAACCAAGACTTCATTGACGAAGAAAAAAGAACAGTCCGAATTGCTTTAACTTCCGAAACGCCAGTCATGCGTTCTTTCGGTTACGAAATTTTAAGCCACGATGCCGAAGATATAGATATGTCTTTTATGGCAAGTGGCAGAAGTCCCCTTTTATTAGATCACGACCCAGAAAAACAAATTGGCGTGATCGAATCTTATTCTCTCGACAGCAACACTAGGCGTACCCTAGCACAAGTCAGATTTGGTAGATCAGACTTGGCGACTGAAGTGTTTAATGATGTTCTCGATGGCATTCGTCAAAATGTCAGCGTGGGTTATCAGGTAACAAAAATGCGAAAAGATGAAAACGAAAAGAATACTTATCGTGTCTCATTTTTTCCGATGGAAGCTTCAATTGTTTCAATTCCTGCAGATCAATCTGCTGGTGTTGGAGTAGCACGAAGCAATAACAATAACTCTTCTAAAAATAGTGAGGTAACTAAAATGGAAGAAAACAAAACTGAAACTAAGGTAGAACCGACAGTTAATGTTGAAGAAGTACGCTCTATAGCTTCTAGTGAAGCAAAGTCTAACTACTCTAAAGAAGTAGATGAGATTTTAGAATTAGGTGCGAGACACAACAAATCAGACTTATCAAGAGAAGCCATTAGAAAAGGCGTTTCTGTTTCTGATTTTAGAGGTCAACTTCTTAACGAAATTGGTTCTGAACCTTTAGATACTAAAGAAATTGGTTTAACTAATAAAGAAACTAAAAGATTTAGTGTTTTAAAAGCTATTAACGCAATGGCTAACCCAACTGATCGTAAAGCACAAGAAGAAGCTGCCTTTGAATTTGAATGTTCAAGAGCTGCTGGTGAAATCTATGGTAGAACAGCACAAGGTGTGTTACTACCACCAGAGGTATTATCCAACTGGTCACAACGTGATTTGAATAGCTCAGACGATGCTGGACTTATAGGTCAAGACTTTAGGGGTGGTGATTTTATTGATGCACTTAGAAATTCTAGTGCAGTCATGCAAAACGCTACTATTTTAAGTGGTCTTTCTGGTGATGTAAAAATCCCTAAGAAAACTGCTGCTAGTTCTGCTGCTTTTATTAGCTCAGAAGGTGGTGCTGCTGGTGAGTCAGAAATGACTATTGGCTCAGTGACTATGACTCCTAGAACACTAGGTGCGTTCACTGACGTTACTCGTCAGCTTATGATTCAATCATCTTTAGATGTTGAAAACTTAATCAGAAATGACTTAGCTGGTTCTATGGCTATTGCTTTAGATAATGCAGCTTTAGAAGGTTCTGGTTCTAGTGGTAACCCTACTGGTATAACTAACACCACAGGTATTAATACTGTTTCTTTAAGTAGTGCAGCTGCACCAACTTTCGGAGAAATGGTAAGCATGGAGACCAGCGTAGCTGTCGATAATGCTTTATTAGGAGGATTGGTTTACATAGTCCACCCTAGCAATGCTGGTACATTAAAAACAACTGAAAAAGCTACTAATACAGCACAATTTGTTTACACAGATGGCTTAATTAATGGCTACCCAGTTGTTGTTTCAGCTCAATTGACTGCTAACAACTACGTCTTTGGAAACATGCAAGACCTTTTGGTAGGTCTGTTTTCGGGCGTTGATTTAGTCGTTGACCCTTACACTAATAGTTCTTCTGGAACTGTCAGAGTGGTTGCATTACAGAGTTGCGACGTAAACGTCAGAAATGCTGTAAGTTTCTGTGCAGCATCGTAATAGATGGTCTTAACAACCGAAAAGGCAGATGGGATTTACTCATCTGCTTTTTCAGCAAAAAAGAAAACAATGAATAAATACTTAATTTTAAAAAATACTGTAGCTAATGGTCAAAAGTTAGAAGCTGGTGATGTTGTTGAATTGGCAGAATCAGATGGCAATGCTTTGATTGGTTACAACAAAGCTGAATTAACTACTGCTGATGCGAAAAAGAAAAGTAGCAATCGCAGTGTTGGCTTAAAAAAGTCTAGTAAAAAATTAAAAAAAACTAGCGAGTAGGTAAAGGTATGGTACTAGAATCTGCTGCTGACCAATTAGCATTTTTAGATACCAATGCACATGGTGTGAATGCAGTGGTCACTATTGCTGGTAGTGCTTCTACCATCCAAGTAATTTTTAACAACGAATACTTTGAAATCGCTGAAGGTGTTGGTGTCGAAGGCACACAACCAGTGATAACTTGTCGTAGTAGCGATGTCACAAATATAGATCAAGGTGATACGTTAGTAATTGCTGCTACTACTTATACTGTGCAAAACGTCATGCCAGACAACACAGGTTTTACGCAATTGGTTTGCACTGACTGATGGCACATATCAGACAACAAATTAGAGAAGCAGTTGGCACTAGACTAAACAACTTATCTACTACTGGCACTAATGTTTATCAATCTAGGGTTTTTCCAATTGAAACTGCAAAACTACCAGCTCTAATAATTTATACCACATCTGAAAGCAATGAACTTTTAGAAATGAACGCACCAAGAACATTACAAAGAACACTTAATTTAACAGTTGAAGCGTATGCAAAAAACGTCACAACTTTTGACGATCTAGCCGATACGATAAATGCAGAAGTTGAAGTTGCTATGTCTAGCGATGTAACTTTTGGAGGTTTAAGTCGTGATTCTTTTTTAGAATCGGTAGAAATAAATTTTAATGGTGAAGGCGACCAACCCCTTGCAGTTTTGATAATGAACTATAGCATTTTGTATCTAAGTCGTGAAAACGCACCTAATACAGCTATATAAAAAGGGTATTAAATATGGATAAAAATATTTTATTTTCAGCAGATGGACTAACAACTATCGTTGTTTTTGATTCAGACGTTGAACATTTAAAACAAAATGGGTGGGTTTCTGAAAAGAAATCTGTAACAAAAACTAAATCTAAAACAGAGGTTTAAAAATGGCAGTTTTTACTGGTAAAAATGGTGTCGTACAAAATGGTGCGAATGCAATTGCAGAAGTAAGATCGTATTCGTTGTCACAAACAGCAGATACAGCAGAATCTACTTCAATGGGTGATTCAGCAAAAACTTATGAAGCTACTTTGACTGATTATTCTGGCACGATTGATGTTTACTTTGATGATACTGACACAAATGGTCAAGTTGCTATGACTGTTGGTTCTTCAATAACATTAAATCTTGCACCAGAAGGTACAGCAAGTGGTGCATATAAGTTAAGTGGTACTGCGATCATTACCGACAAAAGTATTACAGCAAGTCACGATGGCATTGTTGAAATGACTTTTTCAGTTCAAGGTAGTGGTGCATTGACAATTGGCACTTATAGTTAATGACTAGGGCAATAGATAACGTAGTTGCTCATTTTGATAGCCAAGAGATACGAAAAATCGAGGTTAAAGAATGGGGAACAGAAGATAAACCCTTAGAAATTTTTTGTAAACCATTGACTTTGCAAGAGTCGAAAAGACTTTACAAGATGGCTAACAGTTCAGATTTAGAAGTGATGGTTTACGCCATTATTACTAAAGCACTAAATGCAGAAGGTGAAAAAATATTCAACGTAGGCGATAAAGAGTCCTTGATGAATAAAGCCGATGTTGGTGTTTTATCTGACGTAGCTTCGCAAATATTAGGTAGCTTGACACCAGAAGAAGCAAAGGAAAAGTAAAAGCTGATTCTGATTTATTTACACAATTTGCACTTGCAGACAGACTCGGCTTAACAATATTGCAAGTGCAAGACATGACAGTTGACGAGTTCACTTGTTGGCTTGGTTATATTGAAGAATTAAATAAACGTATGGAAGATGGGCAATCTAGGTAAATTAAAAATAGTTTTTGAAGGTGTCGATAAAACTAAAAAAGTTTTTGCTAAGTTAAAATCTGGTCTAAATTCAGTAAAAAATGCAGTCGGTAAAACCTTAAAAGTATTTGGTGGCTTAACTGCTGGTGTTCTTGCACTTGGTGGTTCTTTAGCTTTAATTACAAAAAAATCATTTGATTACCTTGATGTAATAGGAAAACTAGCCACCCAAACTGGTGCAACAACAGATTTAATACAAGCTTTTCAATTAGGTGCTTTAGAGTCTGGTTCTAGTATTGAACAAGCAAATAAAGCAATACAAAAATTCTCAAAACAAGTTGGTGAAGCACAAGGTGGTTTAGCTACATACAAAGATATTTTTAAAGAATTAGATGTAGAAATACTTAACGCTGATGGCAGCACTAGAAAATTTGATGATGTTTTACTTGATACTGCTGATGGTTTACAAAATTTAGAATCTAGTTTTAGAAGAAATAGCATACTAACTCAATTATTCGGTAGAGCTGGTCAAAATCTTTCAGCTATTTTAGTTAATGGTTCTGAAGAAATACAAAAATTTATTGATAGAAATAAATCGCTTGGTCTAGCGATTGAAATGGATTCAATAAAAAAAGTAGAAAAATTTAATGACAGAGTATCAAGAATAGGTTTTTCTTTTAGAGCTTTAAGAGATTCAATAACCACAGCATTTTTACCAGTTTTAGATGATTTAGCTAATAAATTTGAAGAAGCTCTAGCAACTAAAAACATACAAGACTTCGGAAAAGAATTAGTAGTCACTTTTACTGAATCTTTAGCACTAACTTTATTAGCTATAGATCAATTTAGAATGGGTTTCCAAGAAACTTTTAAACCTTTATTTAATACAATCACTGGTTTAAAAATAGCTATTTTAGGTGTTGAGAGAGCGTTTTTATTAGCAAAAAGTCTTTTTAGTGATGAGATAGATACAACTAGATTATCTGAAATAAAAAATGAATTTTTAGAACTTCGCAACTCTCTTGATATGCCAGTTGAACCAAGTGAAGGTATAACTAATGCTGTCAGACAATTGACAAATTTAAGAGATATTTTATTAAAAACCAAAGAAGCTGCTAGTGATCTTGCAAATCCTGAAACTTTAAATGAAGCCGAAAAAAGGTTCAGAGAATTTATTGCCCAAGTACAAACTCCAATAAAAGAATTTCAAGATAGTTTTAAAACTACTGGTGCAATGATTGGTGACACTATAGTAAGTTCAATGAAAAAATTTGAAGATACTTTAGTTGATGGCTTAATGTCTGGTAAGTTTGAATTCAAAAATTTTGCTAATTTTGTTATCAAAGAATTATTAAGAATAGCTATACAGAAATTAATTATTGATAAGTTAACTGGTGGCTTTACTTCTTTCTTAGGCAATATAGGTTTTGCTGCTAAAGGTGGTACTGTTACTGGCAACAAACCTTATATTGTTGGTGAACGTGGTGCAGAATTATTTGTGCCAAATAAAACTGGCACAATAGTTGCTAACAATCAATTATCAACTGCTAGTGGTGGTATGGGTCAAAACGTACACATTACTTACAACATACAAAGTTTTGATTCTAAAGATACGTTACAAGCCATTACTGAAAATGCACCTACTATTTCGGCAATCATACAAGGTGAGTTTAATAAACATGGTCGTAGAGGGTTTGCTTAATGTCAGGTACATTTCCTATAAGTCCAGCACCAAATTCGGTTGAGATACAATCTTTAGAACCTAATTTAGTTTCGGTTACGCAAAATTTAAAAAGGCAGGTGCGTAGTCGTGGTGGGCAAAGATGGTCACTCAAAGTTAGTTTTCCACCTTTAACTAGAAGTGAGTTTGCACCCATTTACGCTTTTGCGATTGCTCAAAAAGGTCAGTTTGAAACTTTTACTTTCACCCCACCAGTTGTTTCTGTATCGCGAGGTGACACATCTGAAAGTCCAGTAGTCAATGGTGCTTTAGCAGTTGGTGTCAATACAGCTAGTCTTGATGGTTTAACAGCTTCTAAAAGTTACATTATTAGAGCTGGTGATTTTTTTAAATTTTCTGGTCATTCAAAAGTTTATATGGCAACAGCAGATTTACATTCTGATGGCAACAATGCAGGAACTTTGACTTTTGCACCAAATTTGCAAAGCAGTGTTGCTAATGATGAAACAATCACGTTTGCTTCTGTGCCTTTTGTTTGTAGTTTTACTACTGACATAACCAGTTTCAACACCGATACCAGCAATCTTTATGCTTTAAATTTTGAATTGGTAGAAATATTTTAAATGCAATGGACAGAGGAAGCTCTACAGCGTATCAAACAGAGATTGTTAAAGATCAAAACAAACCTTTTCATTTATTGGAAGTATATCTTGATTCAGGTACACAATATCTTACTGATGGCTATATTCCTATTAGCTTCAATAGCAACACTTATACCCCTGTTGGTCATTTTTTAAGTTTTTCTAATATAGTTGAAACCAATGAACTGACAGTCGATCAATTGTCTATCTCGTTAAGTGGTGTCGATCAAACTTATACTAATTTGTTACTTAACGAAAACTATATAGATCGCAAAGTTGTAATTTACCAAGCATTTTTAAACGATTCTGAAGCTTTAGTTTCTAGTCCAGTGCAGATTTTTTCTGGTCGTATCAATAACCCTATAATTAAAGAAGATATAAGCAATAACACTGCAACTTTAGCAGTCAATGTAGCTTCGCAATTTGTTGATTTTAATAAAATAAATTGTCGTTACACTAATAACGAATCGCAACAAAGTTTTTTTGCTGGTGATACTGGCTTTCGTTTTGCTGCTGCTTCGGTCAAAGAATTGAATTGGGGTTTGACTACTGGTGCAACTGCACAAGGTTATGGTTCGCATAGTGCTGGTAATGGTGCTACGTCAATTGTTAATAATAATTCACCATCGGAAAAATCTATATTCACAGAATTGTCACCAACTAATTCAGTTATGACTTTTAAAGCTGGTTCAGTCTTAATCAATATAAGCTATGCCAATAGAGCAACAACAAATTTTAGTGTTGGTGATTTAGTAAAAATTAATGGCTTTACTACAACAACTTTTTCCGATGGTGAAACGATAACATCTGCACAATTAAATTATGATGAAGGTGCAGCAGAACAAAGCATTGTGGCTATTGATTCAGATGGTTTTGGTTTTGATATCAATGCACCTAGTTCAATAACTTCAGTTAAGTCAGGCAAATTTGGTGGTTCTGAAATCAGTGTTGACGATCAATTAGTCAATCCAGTTTTAATTGAAACTACTTCTGGTTCTAATTTAATTACAGTCAATGCCGACAATTTTTGTAAGGTTGGTGATTTAGTAAGTTTTAATATTGACACTGCTTCAGTAGGTGGCATGACAAATACAATTTTAGCTGATAAACACAAAGTTACAGTTGCTACTAAAGACACACTGACAGTTGCAATTACTAAAGGCATTTTAATTGTTGCTGATTGCATACAAACTACATCTGGCAGTAACACCATAACGATTGATAAATACAATCATGGTTTGGTTGTTGGTGATACTTTTGTTATGGCTAATGCGACAACAGTCGGTGGCATACCAGCTTCAGAATTGAACGCAACTCATACAGTAGTTGCACAAACCAGTGACAATCGTTTTACAGTTACAGTTACTACAAACGCTACTTCTACAGCTAGAGGTGGTGGTCTAGCTACTACAATTGACACTGCAATCGTACCAACCAATCCAATAGAAACAACGTCAGGTTCAGCAACAATAAAAGTGCATAAAAAAGCACATGGTTTGAGCAATAACGACAGTGTCACTTTTGAAAACTTAATCACAGTAGGTGGTATTACTGCTGACACTTTAAACGCTACACATACTGTAGTTGATGCTACAACTAGCAGTGATTTTTACACTGTCACAGTGTCAGAAACAGCTTCTAGTAGTGAATTTGGGGGTGGCTATGGCATTTATCATCAAGATTTAAAAGCTAGTAGCAGTGCTAAATATGGCAGTCCTAACTCTACTATTTCAATGCAAACTGAAATACGCTAATGGAT